CAGGAAATATTGTTGTACCGGTTGAAAAATCTACGATTGGTCCTACAGGAAATATTGTTGTACCGATTGAAAAATCTACGGTTGGTCCTACAGGAAATATTGTCGTTCCGGTTGAAAAATCTATGATTGGTCCTACAGGAATTATTGTTGTACCGGTTGAAAAATCTACGATTGGTCCTACAGGAATTATTGTTGTACCGGTTGAAAAATCTACGATTGGTCCTACAGGAAATATTGTTGTGCCGGTTGAAAAATCTATGATTGGTCCTACAGGAATTATTGTTGTACCGGTTGAACAATCTACGATTGGTCCTACAGGAAATATTGTCGTTCCACTTAATCCTACAGGTTGCGTTGTGCAACCAATTGTACCTATAAATATAGAGATTCCCACGCAATTTGTTACTCAAGCTATAGCAGCCAAAATAAATGTCGAAAAATTATTTACAATCAATGACCCCATAGTCAAACCTAAACCGAAAATAGAAGATAAACAAATACCTTTTTGGAAAAAAATATGGAATTATTATTTTGTTAAAGAAAATAAATATAACTAATTATATATTTACAAATGGATCAAAAAGATAAAACCGTTCAATTAGTAAGAGATTGGGTAAAATACGACAATGAAATCCGTCAATTACAAAAAGAAGTAGCAGCAAGAAAGAAAGAAAAAACCCGTATGTCGACTATATTAATTGATATTATGAAACAAACAAATACAGGTTGTTATGAATTAAAAAATGGTGTTCTCATGTATAGTATAAAAAATGTCAAAAAGCCAATGACTAAAAAGGTTCTCTTTGATGTAATACAGAAATACTATAATGGAGATTCTATTAAAGCTGCGCAGTTAAATGAATTCATAATGAATAATCGCGAAGAAGTCATTCAGGAAAAATTGATTCATAAGATGGACCCGGATGATTAATCAAACAAACTCGCGAATCATATATCGGGTTCCATTCATTAGTTGATAATGGGCTATAATCTTGGGGTTCTCGACTTCATTCAAAATGTCTTCTGTTCTGTAAACATTTTGAAATTCATCAACATAATAAACGATACCATCCATTTCTCTTGCAGAAACTTCGAGTTTTTTAATGATTTGAGCCGATTCAGTACCATCTTCAAGATTTCCATTCTTGTAATGTGTTCCACAGTATTCACATCCTTCTTTGCGACGTCTAGTACATCTATCGTTGTTGGATTTAACAGCAATACAACGATTACTTACAGGAATACTATTCTGAACCCTTTTTCTTTTAGAGAAATCGTCTTTCGAAAGAGTCATCCGTTGGTATTCATAAACAAACTCTAACAAATCATTTGTTTTTGACTTTTCATCGAATCCTAATTCGCTGACTTTTTTTTTGATATCGTCTTTGAATTTGATAAGATACTTTTCAAGAGTGTCATTTATACGCTTTTCCATAGGTGTATGTGTAATAAATATAACAAATTATATTTATTTCAATTTTATTTATAGGTTTTCAAAAAGGATATAAAAAAATGACTTATACAAAATATTGCGATTTATAATCTAGAACATCTTATCAATCTTCATGAAGACCTCCGCGGCATCCGTGCAAGCATCACGAAGATGCTGTTTGACCAAATGTTTTTCTGTCGGCTCTATATAAGCAATCCTGATAACACTATCCGAATCATGAGGATGAACCTTTTTGAATCCACAATAGGAAAGTATCTTCGAACCTTCGAATAATTTGTCATGAAGGATATATTCTAATACCTTGCCGACAGTATAATCCGCATCCATCAAGATAACATCGAAAGAGTTCTCAACCGTCGTCAAACTAGTATTAATAGGAACGACCTCGCTCTCTAAATTCTTATACATTGTCACGAAAAACTCGCGTAGTATATGGCATGCCTTTTTAATTAAGACTTTATTGTCAAAAACACCCACCGTTTGAATTTGGAAATCGAAACTATCTTGAACGTAATAACGCTGAGCGTCCAGAAGATAGAAATTGCGTTTTTGGAATTCAATTTCTTCTTTGGTCTGGTTATCTTCGGCCAGTTTTTCTTGCTGTACTTCCCATGCCTTTTCTATCTTATCTATATCAGGTGTATTTCCATATGCACATTTACTAGCTACATTATACATCCCATTCGTTTTAGCAGTCATAATCGAAAACTCGCATACCAATGTCAATTGTTCTCCAGGAATGGAATCCCCGATTCTAGGTCTTAAACGAACGAAATCAATAAAATCGCGTGTCATTGGATCGGCTGGGAAAATAGCATGGACTTCGTCTTTTGAAAGGAATTTGTCTCCGTTTTTTTGTTTTATTTTGAAATCTTCTGTAGTAACAACAATCATTGCGTCAGTTTCATTTTTGACATCGACTACAAGAACATATTCTTGTGGGAATGATTCAATTTCATTATCATCTGAAACATGGACCGGAATAGAACTAAGTCGTTGTTTAACCAACTCATTATGAAGTCTGCCAGTATTAACTTTGATTTGGCATTTATTATCTTGATAAATATCGGTTCCTAAAACAATCGTTGGGATATCATTAATGATAGTCCTACGGATTGCGTTTGCTAGACTGACATTTATATTTGACAATGTGAATGACAAAATGTCATGGTCTTCGGCAACGTGTGTAAGTGCGGGGTTCATAACTGTTATATATGTATATATTACTTTTTATATATATTTTACATCAATTTTCTCAGGGAAAGATATTGTTCATGACAATCATATGTAGGCGACTATGTCCTAGATAATAGCATCCCTATCAAAACCAGAAACAAAAGAATCGGAGCAAGAACAAGTAACCACGATATAACAGGCACCCCAGCCCTGCAAATCAAGTTCAAGACCCATGTCCAAAAGATAATATATATCAACTTCAAAATAAAGATCAAGTAAACACTACTTACAGGACAACTGTAATAACCGACACAGTAAATATGTTCATTACCGTAGTTATAAAAGGCAATTATGAAAATCATTATTAAAGAAATAGTCAAATATAACACAGCAGGCGCACATAAGTTCTTAAATCCTACAATCGCCATATATATTTACTTTATAAAAAAGGGGGAGTAGAAAATGGTTTAGAAATATCCGTTGTATTGGCAGATACAATATTAGCGCCAGTGTATGACCCCATTACTGTATTACTATTTGATAATAAATTATTGTCGTAGTTTTGTATGAATGGGTCCGAACCTCCTTTATATTTTCTATAGGACCTTCTGTAAGACCTTCTGTTATTCTTCTTTGATTTACGTTTGTTTGTTTTAGACTTACGTGTTCTTCGTCTTCTTCCTCCTGAAATTGGTGGATTCGGTAATTGTCTAGCATCCGTTATTTGGTTTGGGTTTAAAGGGTCATCATTGACATTAAAGATAGAATATGTATAATTACTTGCGGAATCAGATGGAGTAAATGAAGCAGGTCCTAAAGCATTCCCTCCTTTTATCATCGATGATTGGCCTCCAGAAAAAAAAGACGGGGTTGATTGTCCAGAACAACCACATCCTCCTTTCATTTTTTTATTTGATTTTCTTCGTTTTATTGTCATATATATTAATATGTGAAATTTATTCAATATCTACATGGGTCAAGAAATGTCTGCGGCAACACATATTAAATAAACGCAAATTGTCTAGAACTTCCCCCTCAGCCGACTTTTCCATGTTGTCTTTGGTTAAATAGACGACGCGGTCAATTTGAAGACCTTTTGCCAACTTTTTTTGTCGGACTTCTTCTAAATAATGTCTGTACTTATTGGCGAGAACATTACCACAAGTGAAACATTTAATAGGGATGATCATCGTATATATAATAACTTATAGTTTTTATATATATTTTAGTTCAATTTTGTAGAGCATTATAATATGAATTTTCAATTAGGGTCAAGAAGGTATAATTTATACCAGTGAAGATTTAAAATGGGACGCCCCCTCTGGGGCGTCATTTCAAATCGTTACTGATATCCGACCCTTGGAGAATTAAAATGTACTGCGAAGCGCCATTTTAATTCTTCAAGGGTTTAAACCTTCTTAGAAACCTTAGCACCATCAACACCATCAGTCATTCCCTCCAAGCTCACTCCAAAACGCCACACAAGTTTGTGTGTGAAATGGAAAATGAGGGCGAAGACTAAAGCGTGGACGGCAGCAACCGTGAACTTTCCACCCTTAGGGGGGAGAGAGACAAGGATAGCAGGTGTCAAAAGAAAGAAAAGAAGGGCAGCGTAAAGGGTAACGAGAAGGCTCATTATATAATGAACGAATATATTTTTCCTAAAGATATATAAATGAAATCACTTATTTTGGTATTGGTTTTAATAATTGGGATTGTTCTCTTATATTTAGCATTTCCTCCTAAAATAAATCGATTAGAAGCTTCAGAAGAAAGAATAGAATCATTCGTCGCTGGTAAAACGGGAATTGACCAGATCTGCAATTTAGAAACGAATCCAACTGATTATAATAACATGGCTGTTTGTTTCGATATATGCTACAATGATACAACTACAGGAAAACCTGTCCAAGTCCGTGCTAAAATCCAATCGGGATATTATATAGACGCATCTGGTTACTTAGAGGTCGTTCCATATGGAAATGTTGCATCTACCGACAAATTTTCATATGTGCCATCGACTAAAAAAGGGTTATATGAACAAGCAGCAGTGTCAAATACAAATACTAAAATAAACGCTGAAATAGCCAAATTAAAACAACAAATAGCATCGACATCTAAAGAAGATACATTTACTCTAAATGGTCTACAGCAAAAAATACTAAATCTCCAACAACAACAAATAAATACAATGGATTCAAGTAGTACATCTAATTCAAATTATAACTCCGATAATTTCGATTTAACATATCATGCCGACCCTACCAAACAAGAACAGCCAGATGAATCTTATGCCGGAGCAGGAAAAATGTGGATGAAAATTGACGGTTCTCTCGTAGCCGTCCCATATAGTGATGTAAGTAATACAACTCTTTACAATAGTTCGGGTTCCTACACATTCAATCCTGCGTCATATGTTCCTAATTATGAAGAATCTGTCTTCTTAAGCAAATTGACGAACCAGCCCACAGTAGCAGAAACACATAACTTAGCAACAAACCAAAATGGCTTCTGTGCTTCTACACAAACTTCAACGATAGAGCGCGATGCCAAATGTAATGCCTTAGATAAAAACGTATGTGCTTCGACTGATTGTTGCGTCCTATTAGGAGGTGAGAAATGCGTCGCTGGGAATCAGTCCGGACCTACAAATAAGACGCAATATAGCGATACTACCGTATTGAACAAAGACTATTATTATTACCGCGGTGAATGTTATGGAAATTGTGCATAAAATTGAAATGATTTTGTCCTATAGGAATGATTGTATACAATCGCTCATATGTCTACTAATACTCAAAGCTCGCTTTCTATTCACCATGGTCCTCTCCCGGTAGACATCGGATTATCCGAAACCGGTGTATTCGGTGTTCTCAAGATAAAAATGGATTCAGTTCCCATGGATACCACGCCAGTGTTTATCCAATTTACTCTCGACCAATCATCGTCGATGGTCGAAGGGGACGGTTCAAAAATAAGATGTCTTAAAGAAACCATGCTCAATATTCTCGCCATCATTGTCAAGCACCAAATGCCGATTTGGGTTGCTATCGATGCGTTTGATACAACTTATCACACGATTGTGCCAATTACTCAAGCAACCGAACACAATTTAGAAGAACTTCAAGACAAAGTCCGAGCAATCAAAGCCGAAGGAAGCACAAATCTCAATGCGGCCATCAAGAGTTCGCAAGCGTCATTGGATGGAGCAGTAGATTTCAAGAAGAAATATAACTTCTTCTTGACCGATGGAAATGCCACGATAGGAGAAATGAGCAATGCCAAACTCTTCAATTTGATTTCAGCTGAATACCCGTCAATTTTCATCGGATATGGTCATGACCATAACTCATGGTTACTGATAAACGGGTCAAAAAAACATATTAATAGTTCGTATCAACTTGTTCTTGAATATGAAACTGTCGGGGTTCTTTGCGGAGAACTACTGAATGAGATTTGTTATCCGGCACTAAACGATGTCGTAATTACTACAAGTGGTCAGTTAGACAAGATATACAATCCGACGACGAACGAATGGGGTCATAAAATGACTCTTGGATATTTAGTCGCGGAAAAAGAATATACTTTCCTACTAAACACATACTATTCCAAATTCGACCCGATTCATCTGTCTGGTATCGAACCTTCATCTGGAAACATCGATATCATCGAACTAGATTTTGAAGAGGATTGCTATCATCTAGAAAATCTCAGTTTAAATATATTTCAATATAAAATCAATATGCTTTTGCGAGAGGCTGTCAAGAAGGATTGTTCAGTTTACGATGAATTAAAATCTCTCTTCCATATTATTCACAAATACGCGCGCGAAATGGGTCTATTAGAAGACACAGCATACTTGGTTATGTTTGAAGACATTTACATTGCATATACGAAGTTTTACGATATTAATAGCGAGATGTATACATATTCGAGATTAGCGGCCAACATGCGCACACAGAACTACAGGTCAAATTCAGCGTCATCGACGCAATCACAGACCCAACTGACAGCGGATATCTTTGGTGATGGACTTACTAGGATGGCATCAATTACATATACGCAGGCGGAAGACGAGGATGAACTAATCCCGCCAATTAGTCTTGAGACTTTTCTAGAAGAGGCTATTACGGAAGAACCCGAACAGGAAATCGGTCAAGAAGAAATATCGGTATATGATATCGATTCAATTGAACGTTATGTTCCTCGGTCAGGAATCATTGATTTGAATGTTACACAAACACAAATCGACCTTTCGAGAGAGGCTAGTGCTGGTCTTACACGCGTATAAATAATATATTAAAAAAATTATTATAAATATATTTAATGAATTATTTTGAAAATATGATAAAAAATTTTAGAACAAATAAATCCTATGATTACATTCAAGAAAATATGATAAACGTATTTTCACCATATTTTTTATGTGACCATTTTATTGCGGATGAAGCATGGCATTGGGGAGTTTTACATAAATTACCTCAAGGTAAAAATGACATTAACTCTTCAAATAATCTAGATATTATTAAAGATTATGATATTGTTCAATGTCAGTGGAAATTTTTTTCACATTTTATTCAAAATATTTTACCTAAAATTAATAAAAAAATAGTTTTAATTACTTCTGATTTTCAATTTATAGGACCATCTAGAAATGAACAAACTGATTTTATATTGAATCATCCAAATATAGTTTTATGGATTTCAACAAATCCTATTTATGACCCATCTGAAAAATATATGGCATTTCCATGTGGATTTTCACCATTCAATTTATCTATTTATGTAGATATACTTTTAGATAAAGAAATAATTAAAGAAAATGAATTAACTCATATGCATTTATCACAAACAAATTTGTGTAGAGAATTTTTACCAAAAGGCGAAAAATTCTCCGAGAAGGATTATTATAACAATATACTTAAATCAAAATTTATGATTTCTCCTATAGGAGACAGAGACGATTGTTATAGACATTATGAATGTATCGGATTAAAAACAATACCAATATCGAATATTGAAAATTGTTGTAAAGAAATATTCGGCGATAATATGCATTATTGTAATATTACAGATATGGTAAAGTATATTGAAACAGGTATTATTGATTGTGAGTATAAAGAACCAAGCCAAGACCTAATCACATATGATTATTATAAAGATATAATATATAACCGTATACAATACTTACGTAATAAATCGGTATAGAATCTCACCATTGATTCTTCAAGGGTTTATACCAGTCAAAATATATCCAGCAGTGGATTTTTTTTTCACGAGTTTTGTTTTTGTAGAATGAATAGATGTATGACAGGCTTCACAAACTGCCAACAAATTTCCAGGGTGGTTCTTATGAAACCCTTCGATATACCCCGATGAATCAGCCGTATGTTGCTCCGCTAAATGATGGACTTCACCAGCAATATCTTTATGACACATCTCGCATTTTCCCTTTATTTTTTTCTTATTATATGGAGATGAAGTTTTCGAAAGTTCTCCGCTATTTCCAGGGAAATATTTATTTCTGAACGCATATGCTTGTTCCAGGAAAGAGGGGTCCATATAAAGTGATTTACATACTTCTAGGCCGTACATACGGCTTCCCTGTCCCGACTTCAAAACACGGTCATAGAGAAGGGTTCCTGAACCAGCGTCGTATGATACCGCCATATGTTTAAGTCCCAATCGAGTGAGGTCTTGGATTTCGGAGTATTCGGTTATATCATGAAAATGTGTAGCAAATAAGAATGTCGCGTTTTTCTTATATAACTCTACAAGACCAGCAGAAAAAAGAGAAAGTGCGCTTTCTATTTCGGTTCCAGAGCATAATTCATCGCCTAATATAAGGCTGAATTCATCGGACTGTTTCAAGATAATCCTGAGTTCAGACATTTCCACGGCAAATGTAGAAAGCCCTTTGAAAAGATTATCATTTCCTAAAATACGAGAGAAGATAGCAGTATAAGGATTATAAATGAACGACGAACAAGGAACATATAACCCAGCTTGGGCCATAATGATACAAATCCCGATTGCTCTAATAAAACTCGTCTTGCCTACGGCGTTTGTCCCGTAGAGTAATATGCCATCATATTCTGAATGGGCCGATGATAGATCCAAGTCGTTTGTCACGTATACTTCATTCTGTTGAATGTGCTCTATCAAAACATGTCGAACGCCCTTCGCATCAAAAAACGAACGGGAGTGATTGGACTGAATCGAAGGTCGGCAATATTTATATTTTTGAGCTACATAAGTTTTACTTTGGAGAACATCGAGTCTAGTTACCCATTTTATAAAAAGGTCGATTTTATCATACCATTCTTTTTCCAAGGTTCTCAAAAAAGTCGAAAAAGCCTTGGCTATCTCAGTCGCCATCTGTTCTTTCAATGTTAACATCCGTTTTAATAGGTTGGTCAATTGTGGGAATTCAATTTCTTCATTCGAACCAGATGCCTTAGTGAACCGGATATCTTTGGGTTGAATAATGAAAGAAGAATTAATATAAATAGGCTTATCTTTAAGACAATTTCTGAGATTTTCTGCACGTTTTTTTGTTAATTGAAGTGATACTCCCGATTTTTCAGTTTCATGGACTTTAATGTATTCGGTTTCATCTGTAGTATGTTGTTGCATGGTCTTATTAAGGGATTCCCGGATTTTGTCAAAAAGAGATTTCGATTCTTGATATTCGGCGGTGATATTATCGAGGTTCTCGAAAACCCCTGGTTTGAAAATATTTTCTTGAAAATTCGAAATGGTTTCTAATCCTTTAAATTTATCGGCATAAATAACTGTATGAATATATTCCAAGAATTCTTGTAGAGGTTCTCTTATATTGATGGCGGACAGATATTTTAAAAGGACATGGTTTTCGGAAAATTCATTGAATAGGAGATTTATGACATGAATGCTTTCAACCATTTGATAAACTGTATTTGGATATATTTTCTGGCAAATCAATTGTCGGGATATTTTTTCGAGGTCCCTAATAGAACGCAATTTACGTCGGAGTTCGGCGATTTGTTCTTCGGGGGTTGTCATGAAGATATCTATTATAGCATATTCGCCATTGAGCCATTCGATATCCGTCGTGGGGTTTGTTATGTTCTTTTGGAAAGCGCGGCGGCCCATTGCCGTACAACATTTATTCAAAAATGCTGAAACGGATGAGAACTTACCAGCTTGTTTGCCGTCGATAGACCCATCATCGATGATATTGAGTTGTTTAAGCGTATGATTGGCGAGAACAACCCGATATTTCGAATTATAAAAATGGGGAATAGCGATTTTTTTAACCAAATCGGGGCTATGTTCTTGTATGAAATTCATAAGAAAACAGAATGCCTGGGTGGCAACGTGTCTCGTCTGGAATTCTTGACAGACTTGGTATACCTCTTCACCAAAAAATGTAGAAAGAATATGATTGATATATGTTTGTTTTTGACAGTTCTCTACTTGGGTTCGTTTGTTTGTTTTGTCGGACGGTTCTCCCATATTAATTACATGAATAGTCTGGGTTCTCAATCCTGAATAAGGAATTATTTGGTTTGTCTCTTTGTCAGAAAGATAAGATATGATAATCGCCTCGCTAGGTGAGAACGTTGATACATACCTCTCTAATTCGTCGAATGTGGTGGGGTTCATTATAAGGGGATTCTCATATTCAAAAATAGATGTTTCTCCTGTAAAAATATGCGCACTAGAAATTCCGCATATTAATTGTGGTGTTTTTGAATGGAGCGGTGTATATTTATTCAGCCATATACAAACGATATTATTTGAAAGTGATTGAGAACTATCCGTATCAAAAGAAATAAATGTTCCAGGAGAATAAACCCCATATTGTTCTCTCGTTATATCTTTGGGGTTACTCATATTCTGTATGTAAACGACGGCAGTGAATCCATTACTAGTAGCAACTTTAAGATATTTATCTAGGGAATAATCACGAAAACCTGCCATCATAATAACCCCTTCAGGGACTTCGATTCCCTTATCCGATATATTAAGTTGTGCTATCTGAGAAAAATCTTCTATTTTACTATGAGTCATTGCTTGGGTTGTCTTATTTTGAACACCATATATTTCGAAGAATGCTCCTACTTGATAAAAAAGAATTGTTTTTGGACCATATTGTTGGAGGTTCTCTTGTGTTATATTAAAATATATATCATAAATGGATTGTTTTCTTTTTGGTGGCATGTATGTTCTCTTTATATATAAAAAGATGTTTTTATATATAAATATAAAGACATTTATCGAGACAATATAAACATGGACCATGGAGAAGTATCAATCTTAATATGTGATGATTGTATGGACGCAATGGATATGGACGATTTCCAAGCAAACGCAAGGAGAATGTATACGCGTCGTTTTATTTATTATGGGTCAGCCGTTGCCACAATGGTCTTTATGACAGTCTTATGTATATGGTCATATATGGTGGTTATGGAAGTTGAAATTATGCCTGATCGTGGATAAAATTGTATAGTAGATTCTCCGGATTATGATTTTGAATTTCGCCACAAACCAAACTCACAGTTTCATACATCTTTCTTAAGACATCATTAGGCGCATTTGTACCTACTTTAATGAATCCTTTTTTAATAAGGAATCTGCGGACATCTTGAATAGATGTTTGTTTGAGAAGCTGTGCTTGAGTCGATATTTTTGCTCTTATTGTTTTATTGGAAACGAGAACACCTACTTTCGGTTCTGTTTTAGAACGACCGATTTTGTAGGTTCTCTTGAATATCTTCTTGCGTTTTCTATAACGGATTTTTCGTTCGGCTTTTCTTTCATTTGAAATTTGGCCTCCGTGAATTTTCTCGAATTTCTGAGATTGTTCTATAAACTTTGGATTCATTAATGATGGCACCTGCGAAGACGTAGTCAATAAAGGACTATCAAAAAGATTATCTGTATGTATTGTAGGAAATAACGGATTAATTTCGGATTGAGCAAGAGTTCCACCGATATGATTTTTACGAGTATATGTTCTATACGTGGGGAGTTGTCCATTTTTTAAACAGCCGAATTGTGGGTGAGGAGTAATACTTACAGAGGGAGTATTTATCGATGGACTCTCGATATGCACTGTAGGAATACTTACATCTGGAGGTAAAGTAGGAATATTAATAACAGGTTGATTTTGTGAGGGAATAAAAGAAGTAATAGGTGAATTAATAGGTGAATTAATCGAAGAATAATTCTTGATAGTTGTGTTGGGCTCTGATTCGACTTTGTTTGCTAAAGACGAAAAAAACTCCAAAGAACTATCGAAATCTTTATCGAATTCTGTTTTGTCTTTTGAAGAAGAATCTGGAAGTTTCTTTTTTTCAAAAAGATTGCGATAAGATTCTTGTTGTTTTTCGCGAATCATTTTGAGAACGTTCTTACGAAGAGTCTTTTGTTTTTGAGTTCTAATAGACGATTTTAATTCTATTTTGGGCGGCTTTTCGGACCCTTTTTTTCTTGTATTTGATTTATTTGATATTTTAAATAAATCAGGATTAATTTGAATTGTTTTTTTTTCTGACATACTTATATGTTGTTTCGAAAATATTCAATAAATTTCAACGGTTGTTCTCTCTCTTATATTTATAAATACATATCATGAAGAACCGTCGGTCGTTTACTTTCGCGATTTGTCAAGAAGACTTGATATCCTTTTTCTAAATCTTCGACCGTTAATGTTTTCTTCCCTTCTTTTCCAAATATTCGGCGTCCGTGTGCTATTTTTGTATAAGTAAAAAGTGTTTCCATATCTCGGCCATATTGACGAAATTGTTGTTTGCGTTTTTCAAACCAATTTGAATAAAGGTTCTCTGGAGGCGTCCATCCGCCTTCCAATATTTTCTTAAACAAAATCTCCTTCAATTCCGGCGCTGTATACGGTTCCATGGAAAACCTCCATAAAAAACGCGATTCCAATCCCGGATTAGTATTAAAAAAACATTCTTTGAGAGACGCTTCATATCCAGCAATAATAACCATCAAGTTCTCTTTATGACAACTCAATGCTTCGCATAATGTATCAATACATTCCTTGGAAAACATATCTCCTTGGGTGGGGTCTCCCAAGGAATATGCTTCATCAATAAAGAGAACCCCTCCTAAACAACTTTCGATAACCTTCTGTGTTTTTATTGCTGTTTGTCCTAAATAACCAGCTATCAAATCGGACCGCGTAACTTTTTTGAAAATCTGGTTCTTGAGAACACCTATCTTTGAATACATCTGACCCATTAATCTTGCTACTTCTGTCTTGCCCGTTCCGGGAGGTCCTAAAAGAACAGTGTGTTTGAAATCTGCTTCTGAACCTGTATGAAGGTTCTGAATTAAATACAAAAGTTGGTCTACAATAGATTGTTTGAGTGATTTTAACCCGACCATTTTTTGGAGAGCGACCAATTCTGGACGAATATTATGAAGAGCCTGTAGATTAATATTGTAATCATATTCTACATTTATGGGATTTTTATCGATAATCGCAATTAAATCGTCCAGGTTCTCAATCGTTGCTTCAATATTGTATGGGGTCTTTTTTATGGAAAAAACTTCATGCTTCTTCTGCCATTCATCATACGAGTTTGAAATGGGTCCGATTCTATAATCTTCATAATTCTTATTTATTATTTGGGTTATCGCCAAATAATCTTCTTTGGTTTCCGGTTTATAATGGTCTAAGTATCTAACAAACTTTTTCATTAGTATATTAATAAAGATGTGTTTATCCTTTTTATTTTCTAATAAAAATATATATGGAAACTAAAAAACATAGATGGTCTATGAAATATAAAAAAAGTATTAATTGTGAACTTCCAAAAGGGTTCTCCCAAAAACAATATTGTCAGTATGGTAGAAAACACGGCGGAAAAGGTACTAGAAAAAATAGTAGAAAAATAATAAAACAAAAACAATCTAGAAAATTGATTCGTTAAGAATATTAGTTATCTATCCTACACATGTCTGATTTAATGATGACTCCTATTTCTAATAAACGTGCTGAAACCAAATCTAAGAAGCCTACTAAACCCAGAGGCAAAAAAGCGGCGGCTTCGAAGTTCATTGAGGAACCGATTCTTAATGAACCATTTGATGATCTATTCGCCAAATCGGTATATGAAAGCGATATGTTGGATGTCATAAAGGAAACATCGACTACATTGCTCGGTCATTTGGGTTCTTATTTGGAGGAGCCATATACTATTATTGAATCGTATTTCCAAGGCCAACATTTAGACCGTCTGGTTAGGCATCAAATAGAATCGTATGACCATTTTATTAATCATCAAATACAAAAAACAATCGAGATGTTCAACCCAGTTCGTATTCATTCCGAACACGATTTTATAGCCGAGCATGGTAATCACGCATTAGAAGTAGTAGTCAAATTCGAAAATTTCAAATTATATCCACCCCAAATCCACGAAAATAATGGCGCAACCAAGATGATGTTGCCTCAGGAGGCTCGTCTGCGTAATTTCACATATGCTTCCACGATGACGATTGATATTCGCATCGAATACATTGTCCGTAATTCCGATAACGAACCAACTGTCATACACAAATTCTTGCCAAAAATCAATATTGGAAAAATGCCTATTATGGTGAAATCATCGGTCTGTGTCCTAACACAAAACCACCATATCCAGCCCATTTACACAGGAGAATGCCATATGGATTGCGGTGGATATTTCATTATTAAAGGGTCAGAAAAAACCGTTTTGGGTCAAGAACGCGCCGCTGAAAATCGCATCTATTGTTTCGACGGGAAGAATACTACAAAATGGTCATACTACGCGGAAATAAAATCCGTCCCCGATTTCAAATGTATTTCTCCCAAACAGGTCGAGATGATGATTGCGTCGAAGAATAATGGATTCGGCCACGGCATTTACATTACGATTCCGAGAATCAAACAACCAGTCGAGCTCTTTGTTCTATTCAGGGCCCTAGGCATTCTTACCGACAAAGACATATGCTCATATATCCTTCTTGACATCGACGCCCCGATTCACGAAGAATTACTAGCATACTTACAGGCATCCGTCATAGATGCCAATAAATATATGACACAAGAAGATGCCATGAGACATATTACGTCGCTCGTTGCCTATATGCCTATGGGAGTAGACAAAGAGACGGGGGCAAAAAAGAAGCGAGATTTTGCTCAAGAAGTCCTGGACAATGACCTATTCCCACATTGCGGTTCTCTCCCACAGAAATTGTTCTTATTAGGATATATGGCGAAGAAACTTATCCAAACGAGCAAGGGGTGGATTCCTCTTGATGACCGCGATTCGTATTTGAATAAACGCATCGAACTAACAGGAACTTTGCTTAATAATCTCTTCAGGAACTATTTCAATAAATTAGTGAAGGAAATGCAGAAGCAGGTTGTCCGCGAAATCAATACTGGTTCTTGGCGCTCTACTGAAGATTTCGAGAATATTATCAATATGACGAATATTTACAAGATCATGAAATCGACCACGATAGAAAACGGTATCAATCGCGCCTTAGCAACTGGCGATTTCAGTGTCAAACAGTCGAGTTCTACGAAAGTCGGCGTTGCGCAGGTCCTGAACAGACTTACTTACGTGGCAAGTCTGAGTCATTTGCGCAGAATCAATACGCCGATGGAGAAGAGTGGCGAGATGGTTGAACCTCGTAAATTACATGGCACGACATTCGGTTTCTTATGTTTGACTGGAGATAGTGAAATATTAATGTCTGATAAAATGACAATAAAAAAAATAAAAGACATGCGTGATGGTGATAGAGTTAATACAGTAAACCCCAAAACTCTAATTGATGAACCTAGTGATATTCATTCATTCTTCGGTAAAATGCCAGATAAGTTATTCGAGATAACCACTATAAGTGGTAGAAAAATAAAAGCAACCCCAAATCATCCATTCCTTATTTCTATTGATGGTAAGCCAGAATGGAAAAATCTCGAAGATTTAAAGCCAACTGATAAGATGATTATAAGACACGTTGACGAAGAAGGAGTTGGACATTATATACACGATTTATTAAAATCTACTGTAGAAATTGAACCAGAATTGGTGTATGACTTTACAACCAGAAGTGATAACCATTCATTCGTTGCGTCTTCATTTGTAACTCATAATTGCCCAGCCGAGACTCCGGAGGGCCAGTCTATCGGTATTGTCAAGAACCTAAGTTATTTGGGGCATATCACGATACCGACTTCGTCGGTTGGTGTCCGGCAATACGTCCAGCCATTTATTCAAAAAGTAGAAGACTGCTTGCCCGTTGACCTTTTTACTAAGGTGAAAGTCTTTGTCAACGGGGCTTGGGTAGGTGTTACGGATAAGCCATTTGACCTATATACGGATATGAAAGACAAGAAATACAAGGGCATTATCAATATTTACACGTCTATCATTTTCGATTACAAGTTGGCAGAAATCAAGATATGTAACGACGGTGGCAGACTGACGCGTCCAGTGCTAAAAGTCAAGAACAATAGAGCGATTATCACGAAGGAAATAATAGAAAAACTTGCGTCCAAAGAGCTCTCGTGGAACGACCTGCTAACGTCATGTAGATTAGATGAATCAGTCATTGAATACATAGACCCAGATGAGCAGAATTACGCTATGATTGCTATGAAATCGAAGGGGTCTTCTGCTGCTGATTCGACAGGGTCATACAAATATACACACTGTGAAATCCATCCTTCGACCATCTTCGGGGTATTAGCCTCGTGTATCCCGTTCCCCGAGCATAATCAAGCACCTAGAAATACATATCAGACGGCAATGGCGAAACAGGCGATGGGAGTTTATGCAACTAATTTCGACCAGCGTATGGACAAGACAGCATATGTCTTGAACTACCCTAGCAGGCCCCTGGTCGAAACCCGTGTAATGAACTTCCTTCATCTGAATCAGATCCCTTCAGGAACACAAATCCACGTGGCAATTATGACCCATACTGGATATAATCAAGAAGATAGTGTGCTAATCAATAAGGCGGCAATAGACCGCGGCTTATTCTTGGCGACTATTCATCATACAGAGAAAGATGAAGACAAGAATATCATTCGCGACGAAATCATTCGATGTAAGCCCGATAAAACGAAAACGAAGGGAATCAAATTCGGGAATTACGATAAGTTGAATTCTCAGGGGTTCATTCCAGAGAACCAGTTGGTAGAAAATCGAGACGTCATTATTGCGAAGATTATTCCTATAAAGGATAATCGTAATGACCCTACGAAGCTTATCAAATACGAAGACCAGAGCAAGACCTTCAGGACAACTGAAGAGACATATGTCGATAAGAATTATACGGGGAGAAATGGTGATGGATATAATTTCGCCAAGGTCCGTGTTAGAATTTTGAGAAAACCCGTAATGGGCGATAAGGTGTCTTCTCGGCATGGTCAAAAAGGAACTGTTGGTAATATCGTTCCTGAATGTGATATGCCATTTACTAAGGACGGATTGCGTCCCGATATCATTATCAATCCCCACGCGATCCCTTCCAGAATGACTATTGCACAATTAAAAGAGACCTTGTTAGGAAAGGTTTTGTTAGAACTAGGAATGTTTGGCGATGGAACCAGTTTCGGCGAACTGGACATAAAAACTATTGCCGAAGAATTACAGCGGGTTGGTTACGAGAGTTATGGTAATGAGGTCATGTACAATGGTTTAACTGGTGAACAGTTAGAGACCTCGATATTTTTGGGTCCGGTCTTTTACCAGAGGCTAAAGCATATGGTAAATGATAAGCAACATAGTCGTTCTATAGGACCAATGGTGAACCTCACTCGACAACCGGCTGAAGGTAGGTCGCGCGATGGCGGATTCAGAGTGGGAGAGATGGAGCGTGATGTTATGATTGCTCATGGTGCTTCCAGATTCTGTAGAGAGCGATTATACGATGCCTCGGATAAATATAGTATTAATGTCTGTAAAAAATGTGGTATGACAGCGGCATACAATGACGGGAAAAAGAGGGGGTCCGATTTCACTATCCACTTGTGTAGGACGTGTGGGAATAAAACGGATTTTGCCAGAGTGGAGGTGCCGTATGCTTTTAAGCTCATGTCTCAAGAATTACAGACGATTAATGTGGCAACTAGGATTATGACTGAGTAACTGCTGGATTGTTATAAATAATAACATGTAGATTATACCAATGGTTGGTCCCATGGAATTGGGTTCGCTTCTATTTTTATCCAATCCTCTGGGATAAGGTCATGTAGGTTTGGTGTATGTTCGAAATATTCTCCGAACCATACAGAAGGATAACAAACTACTTTTTCTGGGTTCTCGTTCAGATATGCCCCCCACCAACTGAATGTGCTATTCGGTATTATATTATGGTCGGCCAGTGATAATATAAGAACTTGTTCATAATCCGAAATAGAATCAGGGACTTTGATGTATTCGATTTCGGGGTATTTTTTTTGTAAGAGTTCTATTTTGGATGTCACGTAGGAATTATCTTCTGCTTCACAAACATAGATCACCCTGGATATATTATTGGATTTATTGACGATGTGTTCGAGTGCATTTTCGAAATATTCATAGTTCATGATGGGGTGATAATATCGTTTTGCTTTATAATCGCCTAAGCGGAAATGGATAGATACCGTTTGTTTTACTGATTCGGGGAATAAGTCAGGATATTTGTTTTTGACAGCCTCCTTTTTTTCTTTTAGATGGATTCTTTCATAAATTGACGATTGGAATTCTTGAAAATATTTATAACTCTGATAGAATCCTAATAAATAAACTGATTGATTGAAAACCGGAATCGGAGTAAATGTGAAATCGGGGTCTTGATATTTTGTCAATTTATTGAGGTCATTTTCAGTTATTTTGTTATGATTTGTGGTATATTCCAAGATGTCCTGAAAAAATGTATCCCAATAAGAATGCCGGTGGCCTAAATCGTTATTATAAGGATAAATAACGGGGATATTATGTTGGATACTATAAGCCATTGCGGCGAAAATTTGGAACAATTGGTTTCCGAAACCACCAATAATATTTATGGATATCATATTGTATTTATTTTTCGAATAATTTTTATATGGTTTCTTTAATTATGTCAAAAAAGAATCATATGAATGATATATCTTCGTTTTCGTTTGGCTCGTCTATTGATTCAATTGAACCCCTCGGTTTTATATTAAAACATTTAAATGTATGGTCATTACAATCGATAGCATATTCTAAATCATAAATATAAATATAGATATGGAATATAATATACGCCGTCAAATAAAACAAAAAAATATACCAGAGGGTTGTCCAGAAGGTTAACTCTGTAGGAAAAATATAGGTCAATTTCATATATCTTTTACGGACAAAAGATATATGATTAATATCCGAAATGTCTATATAAATGGAAATAAATGACATTCGAGAACCAGGACAATTCAAAGGCGAATCATTTTCTAAATACAAAAAGACGGAAGTCAGGAATCAATTAATACAGAATATAATAAAGGGAAAAATAGAACCGGCTTGTTATTGGGCCGCCGAACTTATTTGTGCAGGACATTTTATGGACCTCTGGGAATCCATTCTTCATTACGCCGGGAAACATATTCATTTGGGGAATCCTAAAATAATTCCTTATTTGGAAATGCGTTTTGAAGTATTTAGAAATATTATTCATCAAGGTCATCATTTAAATGAACTCCAGCTCCGTAATAATACGACGATTCGCAGGCTTTTTGCCGAGGTCATTGCAACCTTGACATATTCCAACAGAAAACACAGTTTCGAAGCCATCAAAATAAACCGAGTAGAAGAATTCGATATGACCCAGATGACCGAAAGGCTGAAAGCAGATTCGATGACATATGCTGAGGCGATTTTTAAGAAAGAAGACCCGAAAGAGTTATTCATAGCCATAAACGAGTTTTGTTTTCATTTGTCAAGAAGGAATACTGTGAATGCGTGTTATTGGGTGGAATGGATGGTCGAATTCGATTTGATTTGTAGGAAGCGGAAAGAATCGTGTCTTTGTGAAAAACGCCTGGCTATCCCTGTAGAAAACAAATACAAACGAGATATCATTTGGCTAATATGGGATTCTCTTTTTGAAAAATGTGAGAACCTAGGTGATGCCTTTATTACGAAACTGATGAATTCGCTTTTTACGCTTTTTTGTATTAAATATACTACGGGTGCCTCTAAGAAACGGCGTTATTTACTTTACTTTGCTGTGGCTTTATTGACGGAGCCTGTCCCAACCAATATCGAGTTGATCACGAAGAAAGAATTGATAATGAATACGGTGGAGAAAATCGGGGAAATCTATAAACAGATAAAGAAGAATGAACATAGTCCAGGAACGGATTATTTGTTTAACAATTTAGAGAAGGCAACCAATTTCGAGAAATCTATAAGAAAACTCGAGATGATGGAATCCATGGATTTTGTCCCGAAGATGAATGATACTTAGTTGGTTGTTTATTATAAGAGAATGAATAGATAGATGTAAAAATATCTATCTATTATATAAATTAAATGACCACACCAGAAATAATAGGCGAGGGAGGTTTCGGATGCGTTTTTAAACCGAGTCTTCCGTGTTCCGACAAAAAGATATCTTATAAAAATAAAATATCAAAATGGATGCTTTCAAAAAACGCTATAGAAGAACTTCAAGAATATGCCATTATAGCAAAGGCTGACCCCAAGGCAGATTTTTATACAGGAAAACCTACGAAATGTACACTGAAACGAACACCTGAGTTGATTAAAGCCGTCGAAAGGTGTGAACTATTAAAAATGAAGATGAAAAATAAAACGGCAAAGGATATTGCTACGGAAACCGCGCTTTTGATTATAACCGACGGCGGAGATGATTTGGAGAAATGGGTCAAGAAGATTACTCGGTTGGATGGTTCTGTTGCCCGGGGTCAAATCATGGATTTTTGGAAAGAGTCTCGGCGTTTATTCTTAGGTATCCAGACTTTTTTAAAAAACGAATTAGTTCACCACGATTTGAAACCGCAGAATATAGTCTACAAGACAGATACTAAAAGGGTGAATTACATCGATTTTGGTTTAATGCGTTCGACGAAAACAGAGTCGGTTAAATGCAGCATCAAGAATGCCTGTCGTAGTAAATCGCATTGGAATTATCCTACAGATATTTTGTTTATGAACCGTTCTACATATGAGAACTTGGCGAAAAAATCTGTGGCCGAACGCGCGACTTTAATGAAGGGATATTTGGCAGCATTGAAAAATAAAACGGCTACAGAATTCGTGAAAGCTTTTTATGAGGTTTTTAATTATATTATTAGAAATGTTGATGGAGATATGAAGGCAGATTTTTATAAAAGATATTGGAAGGGATTTGAAGATTTATTCATGACGATTCGCGTAGAAAATTACGCAGAGTTTTTAAATAAATCATTGAGAACATTCGATGTTTATGGATTGGGATTATCTTTTTTGTATGTATTGAATAGGGTCAAGAAGTTCATGGATGCCAAGGTCGTTTCAGAAGTATATGAATTGTGTTTTAATATGATGACGCCGAATGTGTTTGCTAGGTATACTGTGGAGAGGGCATTATTGGAATACGATAAGATTTTCGATAGGATGTCATGAAGATATAATATATAATTATTGGTTGATTATATATTATTTAATTTTTTGGTAATTCGTTTACCAGTAATATATCTGGTAAATAAGAATATATTATGAGAACCAATAATCCTAAAGGTAAAAATAAGGGTTCATAATAATTCAAATAAATCCAAATAGTCACAAAAATAACGGGAAAAATATGTAATCTAGGAATCATATTATAACATTCGGCAGTACGAAAATAAATCCATAATCCACCGCAAATAATAGAAAAAGCAACTTTTTGGTCGAATGTCAGATATTTGTCAAAAAGCATTGATAATTATATACTATAATTCTATAAGATGTTTACAGAATTATATCTGAAGTCGACTAACCCTGAAATCTCTTTGAATCAGTTATTGAAAGAGAACATTGGGTTGATATTGATTTCCGTTATTTTTCATACAATCGTTTATTTAGGATTTGCCAATTTGGTTTCTTTCGTGTTTCTCAATAAGGGGTTGTCCTATAAAATAAATATTCGAATGACCATAGTTTTATTGTTCATTATGTTTTTTGGATATATTGGAAGATATTACCATGTTCGTGATGTATACGGGGCGTATAATTCAGATATGGGGTTGACCCGAGAGCATTTAGATAAATTGTATATCGGGTGGATTTTTATTGCGTAGGGATAATGAAGAAAATATTAATCAAATACCCTTCTTGACAATTGTTTTTATGAAATATTATTGATATGTCATAAAGATTGATTATTCTTACAAAAAAGTTTTTATAAAAGGGTTCTTATAAAAGGGTTCTTATAAAAAGGAGGGGTTTGCGAAGCGGAAGCCGTAGGTACAGCGCAGCGGCCTTTTCCTTAAAATGCACTACCAAAAGACCCACCTAACACGGAATTGGCCGCCATGGGTCCCATATACATATCATCCGGCATACCCGACCCGCGAATCATAGTATCATATGATGGCTTAGCAGTCTGGGTTCCTGCCATAGGTGCAGGAGGGAATGTGCCCTGTTGGATTCCCGTATTATCTAAATAATCCGCCTGACTAGGCGAGTGGTTGGATTGCTGAGAAGAAACACGAACACCATTAGCCGCCTTCTTGTCATTTGTATTGGAACCAGAACCATTCCAGAGCTCATTCAAGCGGTCGACTAAAATATTGACTTTAAGACCCAATTTCGTTTGGATACTGAGAACAATGATCAAAAAGGCTAAAACCACATTTGTTAGTGTCAAGTGCTCGTACTTGAATCCACTGTAAGTAGGGAAATAAGTAATAATACGGTGAATAATAATGATACCGCAGAACATTACAACCAACTGAATGAAGATTTCGACTAAAAGTTCTAAAGTCGATTTATCGGGGTCAGCCTCCGGAATAAATCGTTGAATAGATTTATTCAAAATGACAACAGGAACAACAGCCATTAATGAATATTGTGTGACATTAAAGAACTCGGCCTTTCCTTCTTCCGATGAAGAGAACACGTGTCCCAAAAATGTCTTTTTAGGTCCCTCTGTAGTTTCTTGTAAAATATCCATTCTATATATATATTCTTAATAAGAAAATATATAGGTTCCTGGAGGTTGTCATAAAGATATAATATTCAGTGGTCTAATTAGGGGTATTAATCAAATCCAATATATGAGGATAAATCTGAGAAATCGCCGCGGCACACGCTAAAGCCACCTTACGATGTTCCTTCTGGGTTTCCACGCCCGACCTCAATTGGATATAATGAATCCACGACCTCAGAGTTCCATTCATATACATCCTAGAAACCGTCATTCCCTCCGGAAGAACTGCTCTCGCCTGTTCCTTCGCAATCCCATGTTCCAAAGCCCAGCTATAAACCTCTTGCGACTGCTTTGCAGCCTCTCTCTGCTTTTCTTCCCACGCTTTTTCTAAAATGGGGTCTGTAGAAATAATGCTATTCTGGCGATTCTTAGTGTCTTGTAGTCTCACCTCCTTCGTGACAAACCCTAAATCCGCGACAGCATATCTTTGTGAAAACTCCTGAAAAGAAAATGAACGGTGCCTTAAGATTTGCCTGGCTATATCCCTAGTGGTCTCTATTTCCAAACAAATGGAAACCATCTCGAATGGCGACCAATGATTATGTTTAATCAAATAATTCAAGAGTTTTTCATTCGTATCCGTATTACTTTGATTCGTCGGATTACTTACCCTGGCGCAATAAGCGATTGAGTCTTGAATCGACGTTGGTTGGCTTGTAGTAGGAGGCTGAGAATAACTGACGAGAACTACCGACATTTTAATTCATTGTAAGAAAATCTTTATGTTTTTTGTAAATATATATATACATTGATTCTTCACTGGTATAAAAAAATATCAATAAAAATAATAAATGTTGAATGCTATAATATTTGATTTTGATAATACATTATATAATTATGATTTATGTAATACATCTGCATTAGATTTATTATTTCTAGAAATTTCAAATGAACATGATATTTTAATAGATACTATTAGAGATTCATATAAGTCAATAAACAAAAATATTAAATCTTCCAATAATAATTCTAATAAGTTCAATAAAATTATTTATATTAAACAATTATTAGAAGAATTAAGAATTTCTATAAAATTTATTGGAAAATATATACATATTTATAATACAGAATTCAATAATAAATTTAAATTATATGACAATATTATAGATGTTATTAAATTATTAAAAATCCAAAACATAAATATAAGTATTTTATCAAATAATATTTTTCATCAACAATATGATAAAATCGCGAATTCTGGATTAATGGATTATATAGATATTATTCAAACAACAGACGAATGTGGGGAAGAGAAGCCAAATATAAACGCATATCTGAATATTATACATAAAATTAAAATAAACACTGGTCTAGAAAATCCATATATTGGATATATTGGAGATAATTTTGAGCATGATATTGCGCCTGCATTAAAATTAAATATGCTACCATTTCATTACATAAATTCCGCGTGTTGTCAAGTAGAAATAATTGGTAAATACATTCAATTTGGAAATTATAGCGCATTATTATTTTTTTTAAAAGCATATTTCAAAACGGTTGATGAATTAATTTTTTTATCGAAATATTTTGGACAATCAAATTTAAATGTTCAGGGTCCAGGTGGAAATATTTCAGTTAAATTAGACGATATTATTTTTATTAAATCATCTGGCTCAGTATTAGGTAATATTACATATAATGAAGGTTATTGTTTGGCAAATAATAAAAATGTAATTGATTTATTAATTAAAAAGCAAGATTTGCAATTAAAAGAAACCAAAATATTCGGGTATAAAATTCCATCAATGGAAACATTTTTCCATTCTTTTATGAAAAAATATACAGTGCATATTCATTTTACTTTATCTAATATATTTTTTTGTAGTAGTAATAGAGAACAAATACGAGATTTCCCATATAAATATGCGACTATACCATATATCCCACCAGGACTTTTATTATCAGAAAATATAAAAGCAATTTACGATGAGTGTCAAAAAGATAATACACAACTATTTTTTTTATCTAATCACGGATTAATTATTACTAGTGATAATTGCAAAGAGGTGATTGAAATATATGAAAATATGTTTCATTATTTTAATCGTATATTAGATAATAAATTCAATGATGAATTTGTTAGTTTTAAATTGAATAAACAGCTTTATTTACAATTTAAAAAACCATTAATAATAAAATATCTAGATTATCCTGTAAATATATTAATAAATATTAAATACTGTTTTCCTGATCTGGCTATATTTATTGAGGATATAAAATCTATTGAAAATACGGGATCAAATAAGTTTGACCTATCTTCAATTACAAAAAAAACAAATATTATTATTTGTGACAATAAAATATATTTAATAGGAGAAACATTAAATAAAGTATATTATATTATTGAACTATTAGAAAAATATAAAATATTGTGTGATTATGTTTATGATAATTTATCAAATATAAATGATATTCAATATTTACAGAATATGGAACAAGAAAAATTCAGAAAAATATAATATTGTTCTAGAAATACATATTTAAATAGTAATAAACGAATAATATTATAATGAATATATTATCATTTATACCTTTGCGCGTTGAAGATGCGCAAAGTAACCTATCCAATCCATCCATTTCTGCCCCCCCTTCGGGGGAGGGCATATTGAATAAGAATTGGTGTAAAAATAATAATTTTATTGAAATTAAAGAAAAAGACGAAAATCAACGTAATATTGGATATTCTGTATTTAATAACATTCAAATAACCGGACGAAATAATTATTATCCGAATGTTTTATTGTATAGTAATAACACGTTGATTTCACCATATGATGAGAAAGTAATGTCATTAAATAAAAATAGTTTTTATGACGATAATATTTACCACTATTCTATAGAGAAAAATATTTCCAGAAAAAATATTTCAGAAAAAGTATTTTTTTTTATATATAATTTTGATAATTATTATCATTTTTTATATGACACCTTGCCATATTTATATACATATTTAGAATTAAAAAAACAATATCCCACAATAAAATTGTTAATAAATTATCCTAACAAAGAAAAAACAGAATTTTATAGATTCAACGAAGAATTTTTATTTAAAATTGTATCAAAAACAGATATTATTATTCATTATCCAGAAAATATATACGAGTGTATGTATGTTTCCACATCTCTAACTCATGGAGGATTATCAAATAGCCCTCCTCGAAAAGAGATTTTTGATATATATGATATTATAAAAAATAATATTAATTATGATAATATTCGGCATATGTATAAAAATAAAAAAAATAAAAAACTCTATATATCACGTAGAACATGGTTAAACAATGATAAATCAAATATAGGAACGGATTATACTTCGCGACGCAAAATGATGAATGAAAACGATTTAGTATTAGAATTAAATAAAAAAGGATTTCAAGAAATATTTGCAGAGAACTTAACAACCGACGAAAAAATATTTTTATTTTCAAATGCGGATGAAATTATTGGTTCAATTGGAGGAGGAATGGCAAATTTAATTTTTAGTTCGGCTTATACAAAATCCTTCGTAATAATATCGCCATATTTTTTAGATATCAATTATAGATTTAAATATAGTATGGAACACACACATATTAGATATTTTAACGAAACAACTATATGTATAGACGATAATCAACAAAAAATCCCATTATATTGTAGAGTTAAAATAACGAATCAAGAAAATATATATTATAATAAAATCGGAGAAATTATTGAATATTGTCATGAAAATAAATATAACGTTGCTTTATCAAATAATGATGTAGCAGGATTTAATAATAATCATTCATTTTTGAATATTATTTTTAATGAAGATGAATTTATATTGTTGGATAAAGGTCTGAATAGCCCATATATATTTGATATATCTTGTTTGATAGATATATTATAATTGGGTTCATTTAATATAATTATTTTATAGTTGGTTTATAAAATAATGAAAATTTGTATTATAATATGCGGATTAAAACGATGTATCGATTTAGTTATTAACAATTTGAATAATATATTTTCAAACCATGATATAGAATATATTACGTGTTTAAATAACAATGAAACAGAACATCAATTAATGAATCAACCAAATTTATCCATATTGGATAAAACAAACATTATTAAAAAAATATACATAAAAGATATTCATGATGACTCTTTTAGAAATAGTTTAAATTACGCAAGAAAGATAAGAGATGCAGTAAAAATTGTAGAAAATAAATATGATTTATATTTTATTATTAGAACAGATTTAATTATTGAGTCATTTGATTTTGAATATATACAAGATAATATTCTGTATTTTTCAAATAAAAATATAAATCAATTCACAGTGAATGAACCGGATAGAATTAATGACAATATAATTATTACAAAAAGTTATGAATTATTATACAGATTTTCAGAATTATATGAATATACAATTAATAATAGTAATTACTTAGATGTTGTTTTATATAAGTTTGTGAATTTAAATAAACTCGATTATAATTTAATAGATATTGAATATAAATTAATATTATCAAGATGTAATATTATAGCGATTGCGGGAGATTCAGGGTCAGGTAAAAGCACATTATTAAAAGCACTAAGTCCTTTATTTCATGATAAACATATTTTGTCATTAGAAACTGATAGATACCATAAATGGGAACGCGGTAATGATAACTATCAAAAATATACACATTTAAATCCTTATGCAAACCATATTGAGAAAATGTATGAAGATGTTTATAATTTAAAAATAGGGAATGATATTTATCAAGTAGATTACGATCATCATACTGGTAAATTTACAAGTAAAGAAGAAATTAAATCACGGGAAAATATATTAATATGCGGACTTCATACATTATATGATAATAAAATGAAAGAATTAGTTGATATAAAAATATATGTTGATACAGACCGTGAATTATTAAAAAAATGGAAAATACAACGGGATGTTACTGAACGCGGTTATAGTATGGAGAAAGTATTAGCACAAATTTTGTTTAGGGAAAAAGATTATCAAGAACATATATTAGTTCAAAAAGAAAAATCGGATATTATTATAAATTTTTATGAAGATTCGGAAAATAAGATTCAATGTAATTTAATTATTAATAATAAAGATTTTATTAATAAAATATTGAAAAATTTAGTTGAATTGAAGTATGCTATTGTATTTTTAAAAGACGGCTGTATTATTAATTTAAAGAATGATATCTTTGTTGATAATGATATAATAAATAATATTTTTGATGAGAATAAAGATATTTTTAAAAGTAATTATTATAAGGAGATATTTTATTGTATTTATTTGATAAATTTATAAAATCTTTCAATAATAAACTATTATATTTTATAATTCAATAGTTCTGGATTACATAATTGATATTCAATTGTATAAAATTCCAATTATCTGTTGCAAAGTCTTACAGTTACTAAATGATGTATAAATTCACAATGGTATACAAAATATATAAATATATAAATTTATATATTTATATAATGTCTATTGATAATATTTTATACCTACCTGTATCTCTTGGAGAAGCAATTGATAAATTATCTATTTTGCATATAAAATATGAAAAAATAATGGATAATCGAAAAATTGATATTAAAAATGAATATGATTTATTATATGAAAAATTGAAAGAATTTATCATAAAATACAAAAATTTATATCAAATTATGAAAAAAGTAAATTTATTAATATGGGATATGATGGATTCTTTAAGGGATGGTGAATTACATGAAGAAGAGTATTTAAAAATTTGTAAAGAATGTATTGAATATAATGATATTCGTTTTCGTGTTAAAAATAAAATTAATTATATTTCACAATCATTTTTAAAAGAGCAGAAAAGTTATAAAATAAATAGACTTATTATTAAAATCGAAAAAGATATTACTAATAATTTATTATTCAATATTATCAAATATTTTTCTTTTATTTACGATGAAATTATTATTGAAAGTTCTTTTAGTTTAATTTATTTGAGAGATTTTTTTAATTATGATATTACTATTTTATTCAAAAATGATAATGAATACATTGATTATAAAAATAAAGTTATTATTGAAAATCAAAAATATAATGATAATGAATTATATAAATTATTTAATATTAGTGAAAATGAATTAAATAATATTATATAAATATGATAAATGAAAGCAAGTGAAATTTTGAAAAAAACTTATAATATTAATTTTAATAATTTAAATATATTAGAATGTGGTGCTGGCGCTGCTCAAGAAACAAACGAATTATTGTTTCTATATTGAAGCAAATTATCCAGAGTATGAATATTTAAAAAAATAAATTATAACGTTTACCATTATGCATTATCAAATAGTAACGATACACTTCGTTTTAATGTTACATCTCATGTAGGTAATTCGTCTTTATGTCATAGTGAATTACATAAAAAAGAATTAATTATTATAATTCAACATTTACTGAAGTATTTGTTCCTGGAATTACTTACAAAAATTTTATTGAAAATATAATTAAAACTAATATAGACATTTTAATTCTTGATGTTGAAGGTCACGAATGTACAATTTTAAATACATTTTTTGAATTACAAATAGAACAATTGCCAAAAATAATATGTATTGAATGTGGATATGACTGGAATTAAAGAAAGCAAATTTTATTAAAATTAGGTTATAATTTAGATTTTTATGAATTCAATAATTGTTATTTATAACATTCAACCTATAATTGCATAAAAAACGTTTCACAAATTAATATTTTTAATGAATCTAATAACAAATTCGTATGGAATAATCATTTAATTTATGAAAATGAGTTAAGTAAAATTATTTAAGTATATTATTTATGTGTGATATTATAGAAATTACAGAATATAATAAAGAAATATTAGAAAAATTTATTTCAAATAATGTATTTCCAAATACGTTTAGATATTTTAACAAAAGAACAAATAATGTAATTAATAATCACATTATTACAATAATATTAATTGATACAAATCTACCGGTTGGTTACGCCCACATTGATTTTGATGATTATAAAAATTGGTTTGGTATTTGTATTTTACATAGTCACCAAGGTAAAGGATATGGTAAAGAAATTATGGAATATATATTTAATCATGAAAAAATAAAATATTTAAATGAAATTTATTTAACCGTTGATAAAATAAATACTTTCGCTATTCATTTATATTTAAAATTTAATTTTAGAATTATCGATGAAAAAGAAACTTATTTTATAATGATGAAAATGAAGCAATAATACTAACTATATATTTTTGTTCTTCTATTGTAATACTTGGACTACTAGGTATCATAATTATTTCTTTATTCAATAATTCTGATATTTCATCATTATTTTCAAGATTTTTCAAATGTCCATGTTTATTAATTGGATAAAAAAAAGGACGAATATCAATATTATTTGTTTTGAAAAATTCAGTAGTTTCTTCGATTGATTTTGTATTACCAATTATTCTAACCGCAAATATCCAACAGGCATTTTCTGTATTTTCTTCTTTCTTAAATAATGCTATTTTTTCTTCATAGATTAAGGGTTGTAATAATAATTCATAATTATGAAAAATGTTCTTTTTATTGGATAAAATATTATCTATATCATTCAGTTGGTCGTATAAAAAAGCGGCCTGTATGTTCGTCATTCTATAATTATAAGCATGTACGTCATGCACATATCTAACTGTTGACATCCCTTGTGAATATACTTTTTTTATATAATTATAAACTTCTTCATCATTTGTTAAAAAAACACCTCCTTCACCTGTTGTTATAATTTTATTTCCATAAAAACTTACAGAAGAACATAATATATGGTCGCTTGTTCCTGAAAAAGTGCCATTATATTTACCAAATAATCCTTCACAATTATCTTCTATAAATATTAAATCTGGTCTTATGTGTTTTAGTCTTGGAACGTTTATTATATTTCCTAAATTATGAACAATTAATACAGCGGTGTTTTTATCCAATGTTTTTATATATTCTTCATCTGTTTCTATATTCCAAGTATCTATATTCATTTTCATAACTTCTATTTGAAGTATATTATATTCCATTAAAACAGAATTCCAAGCGGCGATATATGCATTATTTGGAATATATATTTTTTTTATATATGGATATTTATATTTTATTGATAAAAATAAACAATGTGTAGCACATGTTCCATTTGCCATTAATATTACGTGTTTTACTTTTAATATTTTTTTCAATATATTAGTTGCGATTTCAATATAAATTCCATGATTTGATATCCATCCGCTTTCTATTGCGTCTATTGCTGATTTTGTATAATCTTTAATATTTGAGTTATAGATTGGTATCATATTATAATATTTTATGTAACATTATTTATATATATATCAAACAAAATAATTTAATTATTTATTCATATTTTCTCGTTTAATTAACAAGTATTAATTATACATATAATTTTATATTAATGAAGAATAACTGTGTAATATTACATCATTTATCTACAGGTGATTGTTTAACAATGTACGCATGTATGTGTTATTATTCTGAAATATATACAAATGTTTATATATTTTGTTTAGAAAGAAACGAACAATTTATAAAACAATTATATTATAATAAAAATATTATAATTATAGTTATTCCACAAATAGAACATGAAAATTGTCAATTATTTTATGCTACTCCTTTAAATTATATAAATAAATATATCAAAAATTTAGTTGATTATGATATAATTAAATCAGGTAATTCTTTTAGCGATGATGGAAAAATAATAAATGAGTGGGAATATATGAGCGTATATGGCGAATTTTGGAAAAAGTTTTATCATCAAGTAAATTTACCTTACGAAATTAGATATAAATATACAAATATTAATAGAGATTATGAAAGAGAAGAAAATCTTTATAATAATATTATAAATATTTACGGCTCAAAATTTATTTTTTTTCAAGACCATCGGTCATTTAATTATAATCATAAAGGAAGAAGTATCATATTGAACCGTAATATACTAGATGATGATATACCTATATTCCATCCCAATATAAATTTTTATGAAAATGATAAACAACATAAATTTTATAATTTATGGAATGAAAATTTATTTTCAAATAATTTATTAGATTATTGCGCTTTATTAGAAAAATCAGAAAAAATTATTATTATAGATAGTTCATTTAGTTGCTTGTGTTGTTATTTAAACTTAGTTAATGTTAAAGAAAAAATAGTATATTCAAATTTAGACCTTATAGATTATCATAAAAATTTTAAAGATTGGAAAATAATAAATATATAAATTAATTGTATTATATTCATTCAACCTATCTCTTTCTAGAGAGAACATTTGAAATAATAACAGATATATGTTCTATTAAATGAACATGTAATATTTTTACACCTTTTCAATTTTAAATCGCCAAAAACGATTTCTCGGATATAAATGGTGATTTATCAGTTGCAAATGTGTAAAAATTTTTATAATTATCGATATTATAATAATCTTTGAATTTATCATCTATTATTTTACCATGTTCATACACATAATATAATTTGACTCCTCCTATCATTGACGATAACATACTAAAAACCGAAAAATTTTGAGATAAAAAATTAATACTAGAATGCGTAAGACAATATATATCATAATATGTTTGGCTTATTTCATCCCCTTTGAAATCAATTATATTACATTTATTTTTAAATTTTTGAATAAATTCTTGTTTAACGATTTGTTCATCTGAAACAAAACAAATATTTTTATAGTTTAATGAAATACATTTATTTATAAAATTTTCAGTAATTGTATTTAACTCGATTAAATCTTTATTTGTAACACCTAAGTTATGTTCTATATTATCAACTGATTTATCGCCTCGTCTTAAATGAATCGTAATAATTTTATTATTTTTAAAATAGTTAATTATTTCTAATGGTATATTTTTAAAAGTAATTTTTTTAAAATTTTCATAATATATATTTATAAATATTTGTTTTTCATTAATATCTATATTACTTAAAAATTTATCAATGAAAGTAAATACGCTATATTTCAACCCCATATATTCATTAAAACAATAATTGTTGTCATTATTCATATCATTTAATTCTTCTGGAGTAACAAATATAATATCATCTGGTAATATTAAATAATTCAATAAATTTTCTAATAAATAATCTTTTTCTCTAAAACGTGTTTTTTCTTTTCTTGCAATAGCATATGGATTATCATTATAAATCATATCATTATTATTAATTTTCCAAGATAAATACAATTTATCATAATTCAAATATTTTGAATATGTATATACTAATATTAAATCAAACAATCTATCACCTATTCCTGATAAATTACTATTATTATATAAAAAATTCATATAATAATTATTTATAAATGAAAATAAATATTTAAACGTAAATATAATATAATGAATGGAATACTATATTTTCATCAAGGATGGACAGATATTATAAACTGTTTATCATTAATAAACTATTATTCAAATACATATGAAAAAATATATTTAATTATGAGAGAAGACGCAAAAGAATTATTAGATTTTTATACAAAAAATATTCGTAATTTACACATATTTTATGAAGAAAAAAATAATATTAACGAAAATGGAATTCAATTTGTAATTAATAAATATAAGGACGAATATATAGATTTACAATTTTGTGACTTTTTAGCAATTGGTGACCATGATACCGCAAGAAAAGATATTTATCAAAGTAAATTTAGATACATAGATAATTGTTTTGTAAAAGGTTTTTATGAATCATATAATATTCCATATATAGAAAGAATTAATAGTTTTAATATATCACGTAATAATGAATTAGAAAAAGAAACATATAATAAATTTGTAAAAACCCATGGCGATAAATATATTTTATATCATGAAGTTATTGAAAATAATAATACAGAAAAAATAGTCAATTTAAATAAAATATCAAATATTTATTTTGATTATATTAAAATTTTAGAAAACGCTATTGAAATACATTTATTAGATTCGTCTTGGGCGGCAATATGTTATTTATTAGATGCTAAATATAAGATATTTTTTAACAAAAATATTCCAATATATTTATATGCTAAAAGAGGTTATAGTCAAATGTTTATAGAACCTGTAAAGTTAGAAAATTGGATAATTGTATAAATAATTATATAAATAAATATTTCATTTTATTCTTTGTGAAAGGGTTAAATATAATATGTTATATTTAATTAATATAAAATGAGAATTATTATTCCAATGTCTGGAATCGGAAAACGATTTATTGAAGCCGGATATAAAGACCCAAAACCATTGATAATAGTTGAAGGAAAACCTATAATAGAACATGTAGTTAATTTATTTGATAAAGAGAACGACCAATATATTTTTATATGTAATGATAAACATTTGAAAGAAACTAATATGCAAAACGAATTACTACGTATTGTTCCAAATTGTAAAATTTATGAAGTTTCTGTAGAAAATCGAAAGGGTCCAGTAGATGCTGTAATGCAAATCGCATATAAAGAATTATTAGATAATGACGATGATAAAGAAGGTATTATAATATCTTATTGTGATTATGGAACCGTATGGGATTACGTGTCTTTTAAAAAAGATATTAAAACCAGACAACTCGATGGTTCTATTCCGTCATATATTGGATTCCATCCGCATATGTTGGGTTCTGATAATTATGCTTTTATTAAAGAAGAAAATAATGAATTAATAGCTATTCAAGAAAAAAAACCATTTACTGATAATAAAATGAATGAATATGCTTCTAATGGAACATATTATTTTAAGTCTGGAGAAATTATTAAAAAATATTTTCAAATGTTAATGGACAAAAAAATGTCTACAAATGGTGAATTTTACTGTAGTATGGTTTATAATTTAATGAAAGAACACGGATTAAAAGTAGGTATATTTGAAATAGATAAAATGCTTCAATGGGGAACACCTAAAGATTTAGAAGAGTATTTGATATGGTCTAATTATTTTTTACATAGAAAACCGAATTTTAATAAGCAATTTTTAGATAAATATGATACTACTTTAATATTACCAATGGCTGGTGCTGGAAGCCGTTTTTCAAAAGATGGTTTTGTAATTCCAAAGCCTTTACTTGATATTGAAGGACTTCCAATGATAATACAGTCGGTTGAACAACTACCGCAAACTAGAAATAAAATATTTATTGGACAAGAAGAGCATTTTAAAAAATATGAAATAGACCAAAAAATAAAAGATTTTTATCCAGAAGCAAAAATTATAGGGATTGATTATATTACTGACGGGCAAGCTTGTACTTGCGAATTGGCGTTCAAAGAATATGATATTTCTATGGAAAAACCGGTTTTAATATCAGCATGTGATAATGGTGTATATTATGATATAGATAAATACAATGCGCTTCTAGAAGATGAACAAGTAGATATAATTATATGGTCGTTCTCAAATAATTCAACGAGTAAATTATATCCACATATGTATGCTTGGATTCATGTAGATGAGAATGACTATATTAAAGATGTTTCCATTAAAAAAGCATTTACTGAATATCCAAATAAATATTGTATTATTGGAACAATGTTATTTAAAAAAGCCAATTATTTTATGAAAGGTTTAAAATCGATTTATGATAGTAATAATAGAACAAATGGTGAATTTTATGTAGATAATATGATAATGCCACTTGTTAATATGGGATATAAAATTAAAATATTCAATGTAGATAATTATTTATGCTGGGGAACTCCAAATGATTATAAAACTTATAATTATTGGAAAGAATATTTTACATCGATGAAATAATTATTATAAAAGAAACAAAATAGATATAGAGAAATAGTTTTAAAAAATACATAATGAGCCGCGCATTAGCATCTGCAAGACAAAGAAGAGCTGGTCCTGAACCGGTTCCTGTGCCTCCACCTATATCACAACAAGGACAGCAGGGGTCAACCCCTGGAGGCCTTACATTACCTCAAGTAATCGCACTTGTTGATACTCGTCTTGTTACTCTAGAGAAGTTTATGAAAGAAACGCAGGAGAGTAAGGGTTCTGTAAAATTCGATTTATCCGAACAAACTAATCAAGATTCTCAAGGTGATGATATCACACAGGTTTTAAGTGAATACGAAAGCCGTTTTATGCTTCTAGCCGAGGAGATGGCGAGTCTCAAAGATACATTGATGAAGCTCCAGACATATACTATGGATGTTAATAAGATGCTTCTTGAAGAGCGTGTGAATGTTCTCTCCGATTTGGGTGATAATAAATTTATTATTAGTGATTCTAATTCTGTTAATAACAATGTTGAGACTTTTGAATTGTCGTCAACGCATTCTATTTAGTAAACGAAAACAAAAATAAAAAAAATGAATAGATTAATAAGATAAAATATAAAGAATTATTTATATTTTATTACATATGTCAACAAAACATTTATTAGAAGCAATTGAGAATTACAAAGTAAATTACTATGAGGTTCAAGGTAAAAACTCTTTCTTCTTTAAGAAAACCCAGAAACTAGATTGTGCCAAAGAAATTAGCCAAAAATTCGATTTAGAAAATATGATAAATACGACTATTTATAGGATTCCTGAAACGAACAAAATAATTTTTAATTACCCGGTTTTTAAATTATATGCAAATCCAGAGAATTATGACGCAATCATCCAAGGAGTATTGAAGGTTTATGACAAAGTATTAGAAACGTTTGACAAGTTCGAAGCACATGTTATATTAGATGGATTCACCATTTCAGCAGCTGAAAGATATAAAGATGTTATAAAACTTTTTTGTAAAAAATGTATGAATTCTAATACGAATTATGCTATTTCAACATACGCAATGCATATTTATTATACACCGTCGATGATAGAATCTATTTCTACTTTATTTCGACCATTTATTGACTCCACTATTAATGAACGAATGGTTCTCCATTCAAAGTCTGATAGTGGTGAATTAATAAATACTCTTACTAGTCTCATATAGGGAATATAATAGAACTGAATTTATTTGTATAAGTAAGTATATGGCACTACTTATATTAACTAATTTTTTTTATTTTTCTGTGTTTTATTCTTCTTTTGTCTGTTTTTTGATTTAATAAAAGAGGGACATTCAGTTCTCCAATTGTCTTTTATTTCAATCTTCAATTTAGGAACCCTTTTTGTTTTATTTATTTTATGGCGAATCCTATCATTTCCTTTATTGTTATTACATTTGATGTTGTAATACCAATTATTTTTCTTTTCATTATAGAAAACATGACCATGGTTCTCAGAACTCTTGTTACCCATATAGAGATAAAGATTCGAACCTCGACGTTTATTCTTAGGCCAAACTTTTTCTAAATGATCGATTATTTGTTCGGATTCTTTTTCCGTTCTTTTTTCTTTTTTCAATGAATCAGTCATATATAATCCATCCACAAATTGTCAAGAAGATATAATGGTCCTCTGAATCAATGGGGGCGCCGAAGGCGCCCAAAAAAATTTTTTTGAAAGATGGATATCGATGAATTATAAAAAATAAATATTTCTCGTGTTTGTGTGTTACCCCAAAAGATAATAAATAATTATTTTACATATTTATAAATACCATTTTTCGCTTCGTCTTCTTCTGAAAAAGGCGGTATATTATCATTTAACATGTAATCTTTACGGACAATATACATAAGATGTGTAACTGGATCCCAATCACTTTCAAACGTGTTATGTGCGTTTAATTTTCTCATATGAGGATTATGTTTATCATAATAAGAACAAGCATCTTTTTTTGTTCTAAATTTTACTTTCATATATCCAATATGTTCTTGTTTACCACCCTTATTAATCCATCCATCCGGTCCATCTTTTTCAGTAATAAATCTAACAACTTCTAACACGTATAATCCAGTTGACATAATAATAATAATTCAATTATTTTATATAATTTATAAAATAACTCTTCTATTGTTCTCTCTCCGTAGTGGAAGGGGTCAATAAAATATATTCATTCAATATGATTGCTAATTTCCCGAGAGACCTACTGGAGGTCCTTTACACCTTTTTACATTCTAAACGCCGACCCTTGCGGTCGGCGTATTTGAATGTAATTAGGTAACTGTTACTTTGTAACCGATAAAATACCTTTTATATATCAATAATTCTGCCGAAGGCAGA